CTGCAGGGCGGATGATCGCATCGGCCGCACTCGCCGATGCGCCCGCCCAGGCGGTCATCCTCCTTGGGTCAGCAGCGCTGGCCGTGACTCCCGCTTCGGCATCCACAGCCGCGGCTGTGGCGATCGCAGCTGCAGGAACTTTCCTGGCGCTTCCGGCTGATGCTCCGGCGGCCGCTGCGACGTCGGTGTTCCGGGGGGCGTCGGTGCTGCTGTTGTTCCCGGCGGGGGCATCAGCGCAGGTCGAGGCCGTGCTCTTGCGCGGGGGCAGGATCCTCGATGAGTACATTCCCGCCGGCGCGGGCGATGGTGCTGCACTCGCTGGCGGCCGCCCGCCTGTATCGCTCGCTGCGGCCGGCAATCGAACCGAACCTCTCACCGCCGGCCGCGCACCCACCGTCATTTCCGTGGCCGGCCGTCACCGTGAACTCATCGCCGCAGGAAAGGACTAACCCATGACCGCAACCTGGCAAATCACCGAACTCTCGACCAAGGACGCCGCCGGCAACTACATCGACGATCTGGCGGTCGGTATCGCGCACGAGCTGGGATTCGCGCTCGATATCTTCATGCCGGGCAGTACGCCGGAGGTCGTTACGATTGCGAATGTGAGCGCCGAACTCTGGCGTTACCGGCAGCCGCACGAACGCACGAGCCCGACGATTGCGCGGCGCGTGCTGGTCGATGACGAGCTGCTGACCGCGTTGAACGGCGACAACGCGGCCATCACCATCCCCGACGATGCGCTCCAGGTCGACCAGATCTATCAGCTCAAGATCATCGCGACGGATTCGACGGGTGCCCGTTGGGTGCGCACGCGCGAGTATCGGGCGGTCGCATGAGCACCGTGCGACCGCCGACCAACCCGCCGAAACCGCTCACGTCCCAGCAGCGCAAAGCTGCCGCGCTGCTGGCCGAAGACGAGCTGACCGATGACAGGATCGCAGAGGCGGTCGGAGTCGGGCTGCGTACCCTCGGGCATTGGAAGAAACGGCCCGACTTCCTGGACGCGATTACCGAGCACACGCAACGGGTGCAGGCGGCGATGCTACGGCTGGATATTGCAAAGCGGCATAAGCGGGTCGAGAAACTCAACCGGCTCGAGGAGAAGCTATTCACCGTCATCGAGGCGCGTGCCGTGGATATGGCGGACATCCCGGGCGGAGAAACAGGGGTGCTCGTGCGGCAGGTCAAGCAGATCGGTTCTGGCCCGTCCGCGCAGATCATCGAGGAGTACCCAGTCGATGCCGGGCTGATCCGAGAGATTCGTGCTCTTCAGGACCAGGCTGCCGGAGAGCTGGGCCAGAAGGTCGACAAGGTCGCGGTGAGTGGCGAGATGGTGGTGCGCCGCTATATCGGCGTCAGCCCGGAGGACGTATAGCGTGGTCGCAGCGGTCGCGTACCAATCACCATCTCACCGTCAGACGGTTGTCGACTACTGGCCGCGCGGCGGCGCTGCTGAGTTGTGGCGCTGCCGGGACCGGGAGGTCGTCATGGACGGCCCGGCCGGTACTGGCAAGACGCGCGCCTGTCTCCAGAAACTCCATCAGGCGGCCATCAACTACCCCGGTATGCGCGGTCTCATGCTCCGCAAGACGTTCGAATCGCTCAAAGGCTCCGCAATGGTGACCTTCACAGAGCGGGTGCAGCCGGAATTAGACGGCGTGGAATTCTTCGGCGGCTCGAAAGAGAAGGATGCCGGCTACTACTACCCGAACGGCTCGTTCGTTGGGGTGGGCGGCCTCGATAAGGCGCAGAAGATCATGTCCAAGGAATTCGACATGGTCTATGTGGTCGAAGCCACGGAGCTCACCGAGCACGACTGGGAAAGCATTACTGCGCGGCTCCGCTATGGCGTGATGCCGTATCAGCAGCTCATCGCTGACTGCAATCCCGACGTGCAGACGCATTGGCTCAATCAGCGGTGCAATGCCGGCCGAACGACCCGTCTCCGCTCGCGCCACAACGACAACCCGATGCTTTGGGATCCGAGAGCGGGCCAGTGGACCGCGTTCGGTGAGCAGTACATGCGCGTACTCAACGCGCTTACTGGGGTACGCAAGCGTCGTCTTGCGGATGGCGAGTGGTGCGCAGCCGAGGGGCAGGTATACGAGGCGTACGACGCGGCCGTGCATGTGGTGGACGATTCCGATCTCACCGACGTGTGGTTCCGATGGCATGTCTGCGGCGTGGACTGGGGCTACACGAAACCGGGCGTCTTGTCGCTTTATGGCGTCGACGGCGATGGCCGGATGGTCGAGCGGGCTGAGCAGTTCATGACCCGCCGCACCATCGACTGGTGGATCGAACAGGCAACGGAGTTCGATCGCGGATACGGCGACGTCATTTTCGTCTGCGATCCGTCCGAGCCGGGCTATATCCAGCAGTTCGTCGATGCGGGACTCAATGCCGAGGCGGCGAACAACGACATCCTCATCGGCATCAACGTTGTCACGCAACGTCTGCGGCAAGCCGGTGATGGCCGGCCCCGCCTGGCGTTCCACCGCGACGCGCTGCGGCAGGTGGATTTGCGGCTCCAGGACGATAAGAAGCCAACGCGCGTCATCGAGGAATTCGGCTCGTATGTCTGGCCGCCGGGGGCGAAATCGACCCGGCACGAACGGCCAGTCGACGAGGACAACCACGGCATGGACGCGCTCCGCTATGCGTGCATGTTCGTGGACGTAAATGGCGGCGATTACACCCAGCTCGACGCCTACATGGCGCGACAACTCGGACGGACACACCGATGACTACGTGGGGAGAACGACTGATGTCTGCATACAACGGAGCCGTCGCCGGCTGGAAGAACGCGGGCCCGATCCCGTTGGAGATCGAGACACTCCAGTCCAGATACCTCGAGTCCTGGCGGTTGTACTCGGGTGAGCTGTTCGAATCAGCCCTGACCACGAACCCTTACCGCGACGATCCAACGATCTACACCAGCACGAAACTGCTCTGGAAGCACGCCGAAGCGATCGTCGACTTCTACGCCGGTGTGGTCTACCAGGGCGCGCTGCCGACGACCGGCGCGGCCACACCGGACGATGGCCCGAGCGCCATCCCGATCCAGTCGGAACTCGACAGCACCGAGAAGACCGATCAGCTTACCGCCGCGATTCGCGAACTGTTCGCCGCCTGGAACTGGCAACAGCAGATGTCGCTCCGCCCGATGTACGGGGCGGCGCTTGGCGATTGCCTGACCGAGCTGGTCGACGACCTGGAGCGCCGCTTCGTCTACCCGCAAACGGTCTGGCCGGGCTATGTCACGGAGATCGAGCTCGACTATGTCGGCAACGTCCGCGCCTACCAGATCGACTACTCCGTGACAGAGAAGCAATCGAATGGAATCGCGGAAACGTATCGCTTCCGCAAGCAGGTCGACCGGGAGGCATTCCGGTATTTCAAGAACGATCGCCCGTTCGATTTCGGCAGCGGCGCGGTCGTGGAGAATCCGTACGGGTTCGTGCCGGCCGTCTGGGATCGTCACCGGCTGGGCGCGCCGGGCGAGGTGCGCGGACGGTCGGCGCTGCACGGCACGCGGCAGGCGCTCTTGCAGCTCAACAGCATCTTCAGCCATGCGTTCGACTTCCAGCGCAAGGCGTTCTTCGCGCCCATCATGGTGACCGGCAAGGGCGCGAGCCGCAGCAGCGACCGCACGCACGATGTGACCAGCGCTCCGGACACGTTCGATGTGGTCGGAGTGCCGGACGGCGCGAGTCTGTTGCAGCCCCAGTTCGACATCGGCAAGACGCGGGAGATGCTCGACATGCTGCGGCAGGGCATCGTGGACGAAAACCCGGAGGCGCGGTTCTATCCGGAGCTGCGCGGTATGCAGCAGGTGAGCGCGCCGGGGGTCGAGCGCGCAATGGGCGATGTCAAGAACCGAGTGGATCTGGCGCGCGCCGGGTACGACCCGCAGACGGTCAAGCTCTTCCAGATGGCCATCAGCATGTGCGGATTCCGGGCGCATGGTCCGGAATGGCGCACCGGGTCGGATGGGCAACGGGTGCCGCTGGACCGGCGCCGGCACGTGTTCATGCCGTTCGATTTGACCTCATACGAGAAGGGCGATCTGGCGTTCAGCGTCGAGCCACGGCCCATCGTCTACCCGACCGAACAGGAACGCCTGGATCTGATCCTGCAGAAGGAGGGTCTGAGCACAAGCTGGGGCATGCAAGCCGCTGGAATCGATGAGTCCGAGGCGGATGCGATGCTCGCCGAGCGGCGGGACCGATTCGCGGTCGGAATGGCGGCGGGGAGTTTTTAGGTGAATGACCAGCAGCACGTCTTCTGGAATCGCTACGTCCGCGAGTGCGCCGACCTGCTGGGACTCAAGGACCATCATCCGTCGGTTGAGCGCGAACCGCCCAAAGATGACGGATCGGTCGCCTGCATCTGGACGCTGCCGGACGTGGTGCATTCACGGGTCTATCTGTCGAGCCACTTTCTCACGGTGAGTTCGCCGGACGAGCAGCGCGCCACGATTGCGCACGAGCTGCTCCACATCCATCTCGCGATCATCGACGCGCATGTTCGCTTTGGGGTACGGAATCTGGAAAAGGACTCGCTGGTCGAGGCGCTCCCTGAGTTGATCGAACAGGACATCGAAATGGTCATCGATCGCTTGTCCTATGTGGTCGCGCCGCTGCTTCCGTTACCTGTGGCGTCCTAGATGTCCGTCATCGACGATCTGCTCGCCCAGGCGCTGCGTGATCTGGCTACCCGCGAGCAACAGGCCGCCGCGCGCCTCATCAGCAGCTACGAGACAGCGCTGAACCGTATCCAGCGCGAGCTGCGGACCATCGACGCGCAGATTGCCGAGCTGATCGCCAACGGTGACGACATCAACGAGCAGTACATCCGCCGGCAGCGCTGGTGGCGTGAGGTTGAGGCAAGCATCCAGCGCGAGATGATCCGCTGGTCCAGTGACGCCGCGCAAAGGATTGCGGCGGTGCAGTCGGGCGGGGTGAGGCTGGCGGTCGATGGCGCCGCCGAGATTGCCCGCTTGGCCGGCTCTCCGCTGCGCGGCCGCGTGTATGCGCAGGCGTTCGAGCGGTGGGTGAGCGCGATTACACCCGGGTCGCCGCTGCGGGATGTGATCGACGGATACGGTGACAAGATCAGCGAAGCGGTGCTGCAACGGATGACCGAGGGGATCGGCGGCGGGAAAGCGCCGCGGTCGATCGTGCGCGAGATCCTGGCGGATGTGGGCGGGGAGGCAAATGAGGCGCGGCTGATGACGTTGGCGCGCACGGAATCGATGCGCGCCTATCGCGGCGCATCAGCCGACACAATGGGGCAACTACAGGAGCGGGGGATCGTGACGGGCTATGTGTGGCTGGCTGCGCTCGGACCCAGGTGTTGTATCGCTTGCATGGCGCGGCATGGCACGCGGTACACCGTACCGCCGGACGACTTTCACCCAGCGTGCCGGTGCATTTGCAGGCCCGAGGCCAATCCGGATTTGGTCCCCGGCGGCGGCTGGAAGGGTAAGACCGGCCCAGCGTGGTTCGCGGAACAGCCGGAAGCGATCCAGCGGAAGATGCTGGTTACCGACGAGCGCTTCGCCGCCTATCGGGACGGGGTCTCGCTTTCGGACATGACGATGATCCGCCACAGCCCGATTTGGGGCAACTCCGTTGCTATCCGGC